TGGGCGTCGCCTGTTTCCCTTGGCCGGTAAGCCGTCGCTTCCCCGAGAACGCGCAGGTCAGGGTGACATTCTATAGCGGCGATCCATTAGTAGGCGCCAGCCTCAATTTGCTGTCGTGGGTTGAGGATCTGGCATAGGAGGTATGAGATATGCCTTGGACAGCGGCAGATGCGAAAGGACACACGAAGAAAGCCGACACGCCTGAGAAGCAGAAGACTTGGGCAAAAGTAGCCAATGATGCCTTGGCGCGATGCAAGAAGAAAGGTCAAGGAGATTGTGAGGCCAGGGCCATCAAGCAAGCTAACGCAGTAGTGGGGCGGATAGGCGAGGCGTGGGAGGAAGATTTCGAGGAGTGGTTCGACCAGCAAGACGAGCAGACACAGGGATTGTTGCTTCTTAATGTGCATGGTCTGAAGTCGGCATTGGAGGCCGAACGCGAATTGCGCAAGGAAGCGGAGAGGCAACCGATGGAGGAAGCCCTTGAGGGCGACTTCGTGCCTTTGCTGGAGAAGGAAGCGAGGGGCGATGGCGTTATCCCCGTCAAGATCATTAGTCCGGGCTGGGGAAGTAGCGGCTATTACTCCAAGGATTTGCTGCGCCGCGATGGGGCGAAGGTGTTTGGCCGGGGCACACAGATGTTTTGGGATCACCCCACGCCCACAGAGGAATCGGAGAGGCCAGAGGGCAGCCTGCGAAACCTGGCGGGTGAACTGGTCAGCGACGCTCGGTATGAGGACGGCGCTGCCGGCCCAGGGCTGTATGCCGATGCAAAGATATTCTCGCGCTTCCGGGACTCCGTGAGGGAGCTTGCTCCTCACATCGGGGTATCTATTAGGGGAAAAGGGAAAGCCAAGACAGGAGAGATTGAGGGCAGAAAAGGCCCTGTTATTCAAGAGATCGTGGCCGCCCATTCGGTTGACTTTGTGACCATGCCGGGGGCGGGTGGCCAGATTTTATCGTTGTTTGAAGCTGCCAGAGAGCAGACAAGTACAGGAGGTCAAGACATGGAAGAGCTTAAAGAACTACAAGAAGCTCACAAGAAGTTGGAAGGCGAACTGGCCGAGACCGAGAAGGCTAAGGCCGACCTCGAAGCTCTGGTCAATAAACTGAGGGAAGCCGCCCTGCTTCGTGAAGCGGTGGACTTCGTAAGCGAGAGGCTTGCGGATGTCGAACTGCCTGAGATGACAAAGGATCGCCTCGTTAAGAGATTGTCGCTGAATCCCCCGGTGAAGGATGGCAAGATCGACGAGGACGAGTTTGGCAAGACAATCGATGAGGCCGTGAAGGAAGATTCGGAATACCTGGCCAAGGTCGTGGGATCTGGACTCATCAAGGGTATGGGAGTCTCCGGAGATACCGGAGGGGACGAGGGCGCTACCGAGAAATTGGAAGAGGCGTTCAAAGCCAAGTTTGAAGCACAAGGGATCTCGCCAGAACAGGCCGAGGCGATGGCCAAGACAGCGGCGAGAGGGAGGTAAGAAATGCCGAACCCTTATCACGACTACTATGATTTGGAGCCGAGAGAAATCAGCTCCACTTACGAAGGGCGTCACGTCACCCTTCCGTGCAGCCTGATCAATTCCCCTGCGGGCGGAGGCGTTGTCGTCGCCAAAGACCCTGTGACTTTTGGGAATGTGGCTGACGGCTACGGCGTGGGCGTTGCGTTCACCAGCGGATCGGGCAATGACCTGGTTGCCATCGACACCGAGGGGATCTGGGTGTTGGATGTGGTCGCCCAGGACGATGAAGGGGCGTCAGCCGTGAGAATCGGCGACATCATCTTTATCAACCGGACGACCTGCGTCCTGTCCAAGATTAGCTCGGATACGACTAACATCGTGTTTGGCTATGCTCTGGACACGATTGAATCCGGGACCCACGGGATAGCAGTCAAAGTCCACTGGGACCCCTGGTACGATATTTACAGGGATTATCTGGCGGGCGGAGCCGCAGAGAACGCGTTGCTCATTGACGTGGACGACGCGAGTACGCTGGCTACGGGCTACCAACAGTGCTTGCAGGCTACTCTTAGCGCAACTGGGGCTATGACCGGAGACGCAGAGAGACACAACTACGCGGCGGACATGTTCCTGGCGGATGGTGCTGATACGCCGTATGCCTATTGCTACACGGCGTACATCGAGACGACCGGCGACCCGACCGTTGGGCAGCAAGCGGGCCTTAGTATCTACCTGGCGGACCCGGGGGCTAACTGCGGCAACATCACAGCCATCGATGTTGGACTGGATGGAGGAACCAATTCCCCTGCTGGTCGTCACTGTTTCATGCGGATGAGGAATCACGCGGCGGGAGCCGTGCCAGATGCTCACTTCTTGGTCGAGGGTAGTCCAAGCGCTGATCATTTCGTGCGCTTCACCACAGCGGGCACACTGCCTATCGTCGCAGCCGCTGTCGGTGGGACCCAACTCAGGAAGATCGCAATAGACATCGACGGAGTTGTGGGATACATTCCGGTTCACTCAGCGTAAGCCAAACAACAGAAGGAGGTCAGGATGTTTGGAGAAAAACTAGCTGAGCAATTTGCCCAGCGCAAGGCCGAGTTTGAGGCGGCTCTTTATCGGCGCTATGTCCTAGGGCGTCAGCTTGACGATCTTGACAAGAACATTCTCCGAATGGAGGCCGGTCTTGCCGAGCTAGACCAAGTAAAGCGCAACTGGGAAGCGCAGGAAGCCATCGAAAAAGCTCAGGCCGATAAAGACAAATAGGAGGCTAAAATGCCTAGCGAATTTCTAACTCTCATGGAGGGTTGGGACGGTTACACGTCCCTTCGCGGCACCAAGCCTGTTAGCGAAGCCGCAATTGCCCGCGCATTGGATCTTGTAACCAACCGGGCGGGGTGGCCGACATACAAGTGGGAGTATATGCTGAGAGAGGCTATCACCACGTCGGACTTCCCCAGCCTGTTCGGTTATATCATCGACCGGGAAGTGTTGGCCCGCTATAAGGCATGGGTTGCGGATTGGAAGGCGTATTTCCGAATCAAGACCCTACCTAATTTCAACACCGTGCGACGCCACCGGATAATCGGCACGGATGACCGTTTGCCTAGAGTAACCGAGAAGGGCGAGTACCTCGTTGGCCCCGTTTCCGAATGCTACGACTACTACAACGTTGAGAAGTATGGTCGTCAGTTCGATATTTCGTGGGAAGCGATTATCAACGACGAGATGGGTGCCTTTGACGATATCCCCGAGCGGATGGCGACCGCTGTGATCAGGACTGAAGCGTTCCTGGCCACCGGCACTTTCGTCGCTGCAACCGGGCCTCACACCAGCTTGTTCGGGGCAGCGCTCGTCGATTGCGGGCAGACCATAAACAATGTCGGCGTCCTGCCGCTGACCATCGCCAACCTGGAGACCACGTTGGAATTGATGGCAGCACAGACCGACCCCAATGGCGAGCCTATTTCGGTTCGCGGCATTCATCTAGTTGTGCCTACTCCGCTTGAGTTCACGGCGAGGCAGATTCTCACCTCTGGGCTGAAGCAGTGGACCGAGGGCGCAATTGGAGTGCCTGTACCTTATCCGACGACGAATGTGGTTTCCCAGGTGGGAATCCAGCTTCACGTTGACCCCTATATCCAGGTCATCGACACTACGCTGACCGACGACACGACTTGGTATCTGTTCGGAGACCCGAGCCAGGGGGCGGCGATGGAGTTCGGCTACCTGCGGGGCCATGAATCGCCGGAGATCTGCATGAAGGCGAGCGATAAGGTGAGCGTTGGCGGGGCGGCCATTTCACCGATGAGTGGCGACTTCGCTACCGACAACATCTTCTACCGCGTCCGCGCGGTGATGGGATCGGTGCAACTCGACCCTCGCTTTGCCTATGCACAGGTCGCACCGTAGACAGATTATTCAGGGGGCGGTAACGGGAATACCGTTCACATAGCCTGGAATACCGAGCCGCAAATCGGCGTGGTGATGCCTTGACGACCGGGGCATCGCACCGCTCCCTATTATACCCTTGGAGGGAAGATGGCTTTCACGTATGACCCTCTTTGTCCGACCAGTAGGGACAAGGTTCGTTTGCTTTGCACCGATACTGATGTCGCGGGCGGGGCGACCTGCCAGTTCTTCCAGGACGGCGAGATAGATACATTTCTGAGTTTGATGAGCAGCAATGTCTTGAGGGCGGCGGCTATGGCGCTTCTCACTATCGCTGCGGAGCTTGCGGCTGTCTATCAGGAGAAGGCCGATCTTGCAGAGGCCGCAGAAGCGGGCGGCGCATTCGATTATGCCGAGATGGTCGTCGATGTGTTCACCGCCAGGGAGCGCAGGAACAAGGAGGCGCTGAGGAGTGGCTAGCTCTCTAATTCATGTTGATATGGAGGATTAGCGTACAATGTACGGTTTGAGAGTCGTGCTAAGTATTGAGACTAAACTGTACGGATTCCGAGACAGGACGCTTAGAAATATCACCGGCATTAGATATATTGGCGAAGTCATGTGCTTTGATAGTGATTTCCATAATGAAGGGAGACGCTTTTCAATGGCCGAAATCAGCAGATTTGAGGCGAAGCCGGATGTTTGTATAGCCGAAGAAATCCAGATGGAGGACTAGGTCATGGGTAGGCCAATAGTCAGCCCACGCATGCTGACGAGGCTGCACGAGTTCTACCCCTCCACGGTGACGATCCAGGAGGCAACGGAGCCCCGAGACACGTACGGAGGATATTCTCAAGTTTGGGCCAATAAGGTCGGTTATGTAGACTTGGACTGCCGGCTCAGCCCTGCGGGGGGCAAGGAAGTCAAGAAGCCCGACCAAACCTATGTCGTGGCTACGCACATTATATCTATCGCCGGTTACTATCCTGGGATACACGAAAAAGACAGGGCCATAATCGCGGCCCAGCCCTTCGACATCTTGCTAGTTGAAAATGACGGGCAAGGCGATACGACGCGGCTGCTGGTGGAGATAGTGGACTGATGCAAGGGATCAAGATAACGACAATTGGGCTGGACGGAGCCATAAGCTCATTTACCAAGATGGGTGAAAACATGAACGGCCGGAAGATCATGCCGGCCGTAGTTTCAGGCGGCCTACTCATAATCAACAGGGCGAAGGAGCTGATCAGAAAGAAGACCGGCAACGCTATGAGATCCCTCCACATCGGCGGCTATAGCCATTTATCCTCCGGCTTCGACTCCAGCGAAGGCTATGATGACATCGGCGGCAATGTGGAAAACGACAACGAGGCCAAGATAGAAGCGGGAACCAATATCGTATATGGCCCACGTCTGGAATTCGGCTTCACGGGCAAGGACAATTTGGGACGTATGTATAACCAACCGCCTTATTCCTATCTGCGGCCCGCCTTCGATGAGAAGCAGGATGCCTGCATACAAGAGATAAGCGACGCTCTGGACGTTCTGATAGCAGAGGCGTTGAAATAATGCCATTTGAGGAGGGATTGTTTGCATATCTGGATGGTTACCCAGGATTGACGCTCGAAGTCGGCAGTCGGATTTATCCAATATTGATACCACAAGAAGCAACGTTCCCGC